TGATGTTACCCATTTTCCTATTGCCATTGTACTTGTGTCTAATGGATTTGCTGAACTACCAACTGTCCAAGATTGAGTAGGTTCTTCTCCATTAACATATAAAGTAATTGCATTAGCATCACATTTACAGACTATATGATAAAATGCATTTGTATCTCTGTATTTAGCAGATGTTTTTCTTTGTTTATTATCTCCACCATCTTCTGAATAATAAAAAAGTTCATCTGAAGAAGCAAAACCTATTCCTGTTGCATCTGTTCCAGAGTTACCCCAAGATATTAAATAATTTGTTGCAGTTATACCACTTCTTTTTACCCAAGCACTAAAAGTCCAAGATGTATTTGTACTTGCTAAACTTCTTGTTAAATATGTATTAGCCATTAGTTAAATTGTCCCCCACCTGTTGCACCGAAGCTAGATGAGATTGTAAACGTTCTGTCTGCTGTTTGACTTTCTGCATCTGTTGCTAAGATTGTAAATGTGTATGTTGTTGCTGTTGTTGATGCTCCACCGAAATCGGTAGTGCTTAAAACTCCTGTTGATGTGTTTAGTGTTATTCCTGCACCACTTAATACTGAAGTTGTTTCTGAATAAGTTATTGCACTATCTGATGTAGCTGAAAGTGTTGCAAGTGTTCCAGAGAAATCTCCTGCAAATGTTCCAAGAGAAGTACCAGTTGACCATGTAGGTGCATCTGAAACTGTTAGTAATAATCCAGTTAATACTGCATTACCATCTCCATTTTCTATTCTAATTTTGTATTGTGCATCTACTGTTAAAGTAACGACTACAGTTAAAGAAGTAGAGTTATTAAAAGTTACTGATGTTGGGTTATACCAAATACCTGTAGATGGATTTAAAAATTCTACTTGTGGAATAGACTGAAAGTTTTGACCTGTAATTGTAATTGTTGCTTCTGCATTTGTTATAGTTGATGGAGAGATAGAACTAATAGTTGGTTTAGTTTCTCCAACTGTAACACTTCCACCTAAATTAACTGCTGAACCATTTATAGTAATAGATTGATTAGCTAATTTAGCATTAGTAACTGAATTATCTGCAAGTCTTGCAATGTTAAGAGTTCCAGTTAAACCAGAAGCATCAAAATCTGCTACTGAAAATGTTCCAAAACCAACAATTTCTAAAATATCATTTACACTAGCACCTGTTGTTAAGACTACATTACTTCCATCTGTTGCTGTGTAATCCGAACCATTAACTAATTTTACTCCATTTAAATATACATCAGTAAATCCACTATCATAAGCTAAAGTATTACCATTAGCATCTGCACCAGTAAATGTTGTCTGACTTGCTGTTGCTGTGTATTTGTATCTAGCTGAAGTACCATTAATACTTGAACCTGCTAAATCAAATGACGAGCCATTCCATATTTTTAATTTTCCTGCTGTAGTATCAAACCACATATCTCCATTATCTAAAGAAGTGGTTGGGGCTGTTGCTGAAATTCTATAAACTTCACCAAAGTTATTTACTGAAGCTAGGTTTGTTGCAACTGTATTAATATTTGTAATTGCTCCACCAACATTATTAACATTAGTGATTGCTCCTGCTACTGAATTAATATTAGCAATATCTGTAGCCACAGTTCCAATATCTGTAGCATCTCCTGCAACAGCAGTTACGTTAGCTGATATACCTGCGACTGTAGTTACATCTGCTGAAACTCCTGCAACACTTGTGATGTTTGTATTATTAGTTGCAACTGTATTAATATTTGTATTGTTACCTGCAACAGTATTTATATTTGTACTGTTTGCATTAACTGCATTGATGTTTGTTGAATTTGAATTTACTGCTGATACTGCACTAGAGATACCTGCAACCGAAGTTACATCACTATCAATACCTGCAACAGTATTTATGTTAGCTGAATTAGCATTAACAGCATTAATGTTTGTGCTGTTTGAATTTACATTGGTTACAGCAGTTGAAATACCTACTACTGAAGTTACATCAGCACTAATTCCTGCAACTGTAGTAACATTGGCATCTATACCTGCTACTGTATTAACATTGGCAATATTTGTACCAACTGTATTAACATTAGTTATATTGTTTGATACTGTATCTATTTCTGAAGTTGCTTCATTTAAATCGTTAGCCGCAGTTTCTATTTCTGAAATAGCTTCATTTAAATCATTTGCTACTGTAACTACGTCTGCAATGTTAGTTGCAACTGTTGTAACATCAGCTATGTTGGTAGCGACTAAACCTATATCTGTAGCATCATTTGCTACTGTTGTTACATTAGCACTAATACCTGCAACCGTTGTAACGTCTGCACTTATGCCTGATACTGTTGTGATGTTTGGTAAGTTTGTTGAAATAAATTGTTTGTTAACAGCATCTGTATTGTCTACAGGGTCTGCAACATTTGTAAGTCTTTTATTTTGTACGTCCCATTGAAAGTTTACATTAGAAACTTTAATTACGTCTCCTGCATCATCAATAGCTTCTTGTGACATAAAGAATGCCTGTTCACTATCTGTATCTAAATCATTTTCAGTAAGAACTGAACCAGAAGCATAATCTGTTAATCTAGTTGTTTGTGATGTTGTTCTTCTAATCTCAATAGCTACGCCTGAAGCAGGTGCAGTATTGAATGTAAGGGTAGTTCCTGCGGCATTCAGTGAATAAGCTGTTGTAGCTGACCCTGCAAGAGTGATTGTTAAATCACCTGTAGCTCTATAGCTAAAGGGTATTGAATAAGATGTTGTACTGTTATCGCCTGTATAACGTACAAAACTGTTTGCCATGTGTTATTTTCCTTAATATTTGGATTAGTTTTACTAAAAGAGCAGGTTTAGTCTATTTTAGTTAAGTAGGTTTTCTAAATAAGACGTTTTAGCTTCTTTAAATCTTTCTTTACTATATTTGTCTTGAAGTTCTATTCTTGTTTTAATATCAGGAAACTCATCAACCATTTTCCAATAGGCTACTTTTTCAACTTCACGAACTATTTTAGTAATCATCTGTGCTTTATAATCTACCGCATTAACAGTTCCAGTAGGAAGACTATAAAATTGACTTCTTTTATTTGCAATAAGTCTTTCCACTGTTTGTTGTAAATCATAAGTTTTTCCAGTGAATGTTTTAGGGTTCTTAACAATTCCACCTTTAGAATTAAATTTTACTTCAGTTTTAATCTCTAACCACCTATCGTAAGCAGTTTGGTTGTCATTGTTTCTAATATTTCTTAAATTTATACCAGTTGCTCTGTCTATTTTAGAAGGAGGTGCATAATTCCATTTTTTAACTGTATCAAGAAATTTAGCAGTTTCATTGTTTTGCCATTTTGTCATAGCAAAAGGTGTTGACCATAGACCAGTTGCTCCTCCTAGACCAAACAACCAACCTGTTTTTCTATTAATAGTTTGTCCAAACATGTTTCTATGTGGCATAACCCTGTCACCTATTCCTCTAGGGTCTGCTAATTTAAGTCTATCAATAAAATCATAAATATCTCTTTCCCATTCATCTGTTACTCTGTTTACATATTTTATACCACCAGACATAGGAATTAATTTATATGCAAATTGTGAACCTACTGAACCAACTGCTCTTGCAGGACTTCTTTCATTCATAAAATCATCTGAAGACATGAAGTTAAATAATTCAATTATATTTTTTGTATAAAATTTAGAAGTTAAATTTCTAGTTAATAATGTTACTCCTGCCATAGCGGCTTCTGTAAATTTCTTATCTACACTTGGTGGTAAATCATCAGTTTCTTCAACATAACTAGAATATGCTTCAAACAAATCTGCCATCATAAACATTGGTGTAAACAATGGGTCTAGTCTGTTTAAAGAAATATATCTACCATCTGCGGTTTTCCATGAGTAAGGTTGCCAACCAGTGTTTCTTTCTCTTTCTCTGTTAACTCTCCAATCTCTGCTACCGCCTCCTGTTAATTTTCCTGCCGCTACCAAACCAAATGCACTTCCCCAAAGAAGATAACCCATTTGTATTCTAGCATTAGCTTCAGCCGCCGCTTCTGGGTTTAAGTATCTAGTTTGTATACTCTTTCCTAAAGAAAGTTTATCTACACCATCTCTAAAAGGTCTTGTTGTTTTACTTTTACTTAACAGGTTTGTAATTTTTTTAAATGTGGTTGTGTCTTTAGTTAAAGGTGGTGCATCAGCTTCCGCTAACATGTGTTTCATTTGGAATTGGTATCTACCGAGAAAAGGTAAATGTTGAAAATTCCATCTTAATAAGTTTGACGGTGTATTAATAAAGTGAAGACCTAATGCTCTACTCCATTTTGCTTTTCCAGTTTGTTGTAATATCCAACCAGTAATTTTAGCTTCTGATTTACCTGTTTCTGGGTTTATAGAATTAGCAGGGTTAGTGTAAGAACCTTCCCTAGCATAATGAAGAGGTGAATTTAATCTATCTTGAACAGTGTTTCCTATATCTATTGCTCTACCTGTTTTATTATCTATATAGTCTGCTTCTAATTCTGCTTTTTTTGCTTTATATTTTGCTCTAAATCCATCTCCTTTAAGGATAGAAAAATCTGGGCTTTCTTCTAATACTCTTGAATTAACAAGTGCCGCCATTCTACCTTTAAACATCATTGATTTAAGAAATTCATCACCTGCCGCTAAAACTCTCATAGGCAATGTCGTAGTAATTGCTATAGGGTCTACTACAGCTTTTTGAACAACTCTACCAACATCTCCCATAGGTTCGGTAAATAATTTACCCATTTCACTAATATATCTTTGAAGTTGTCCTTGCCTAATATTACTATCATGCTTCATGTGTGTACTATCAAGAATTGCTCTTCCTTCATAAAAAGATTTTCCTGCTCTTTTTAAAGCATGACCTGTGTAAGCAAATTGATATACAAAAGTTTGTAAGGCTTCTCTCATTATAACTCCTGCTCTTGCTTTATCGTGTGGAAGCATGTTAGCACCTCTCAATGCCATTGTTGCAGGTTTCCAAAATACTTGAGTTAAACCAGATATAATATTTAATATGTGTGTATCTGGTGAAGATAAAAGATTGTTATTAACATACTCAGATAACAAATCCCATTTATCCATATCTCTAGCTTTTTGGTGTGCGGCAATAATTTGTTCTCTATCTCCAAGTTTACCTACCGCCTTCCAATATTCTAATTCTTCTTCAAAAGTACCTGTAATTTTCTTTTTTAATGCAGGGTCTTCAGGGTCAACTAATAATTTTGCGGCTCTGTCTCCGTCAGCATTTATTTGATGGGCAACTTGCATTCGTCCTGAGTTAGCCGCACCTTTCTGTTTTCTTATAACATCTGTCTCTAAACCATCTCTTAATGCTCTTATTTCTTTAATAATGTCTAATTGTTCAGCAGGTGTTAAATCAACATTATTTAACTCATTACTTAGTGTACCTATCATATCAAACCTGCTTCTAATTTTGTCTCCTTGTGCCACAACAGTGGCGTGGGCTTTTACAAATGCTTCAGAGTTAGCCATATCATCAGCCATTTTTTCAAATTTTTTCCTATCTGCACCTAAAGCAACAGCGTCTTCCACCATTTGTTCTTTAGTTATTTTACCGTTTTCTAAATCTATTTTTGTTTTTTCTGTAATTTCTGCAATACTATTTTTAACAAAATTTTCATATCCACCCTTTTTTTGTTTAGTAGCATTGATAATTAATTTAGGTGGTTTATCATCTGCACCAATTCTATCTTTTATTAATTGTTTAATATATTCTTTAGTAGTTTTTGGGGGTTGTTTATTTTTAGGAGCATTTATGTCAGCTTTGCTTGACTTGCTAGTGATAGTTAAATCATCAAATAGTTTAGCACCAGTTGTGGTACTCTTACCATAATTATGTATGTCGGTTAAATTTTTTATAGATTTTCGTGCAAGACTACTGTTAGTTAGTTTAAACGCACCACCTGAAAATCCTGCACCAAACACTGTGCCAAATCCAAATCCTGCAAATGTACTAATGCCTGATTGTTTTAAACTAAATTCATCTTGTATACCTGCGTTGATGGAAGTATTTTGTAACATAATATCTTGTCCACCTGCTATAACGGCATTAACAGCACCTTCGTTTAATGCTCCTTTTTTCATAGCTTGACCTATAGCGGCTTTTTGTGCTTCATTAGCGGCGGCTTTTATAGTAGCTTCTGATAACTCTCCTGCCATTTTATTTTTAATAGCGGCTCTCAATGCAATAGAATACGCTTGTTTTGCGGCTTGTCCACCTACACCAACACCTATTAAATTTACAGGGTCAGCTATCATAGCTCCTCCATTATCAATTAACCATGCACCAAAAGTTCTATTTGGGTCATTCCAAAATGAAGGCAATGATTTATATGTTTGTGCAATGTACGCAAATTCTTGTATTCTTGTTTCATCATCTTCACCCATGACATTAGCCATGTCCATACCCATAGAAACTGTGTTGTTGTTTCTCCAAGACCTGTCTTCATAAAAATAATCAAGTAAATCTACATGAGACATAGTTTTAAATTTATCGTCTGCTTCTCTGTATGAATAATAACTTTTTAAAGTGTTGTAAAAATTTTCTGATTGTATTTCTTCTAGGGCTTGTTGCCCAGTGTTAGGTTTTTTTAAATCCCCAACATACGTACTTGATGTTATTGTATTGTCATTTCCTGTAGAAAATGTAGCCATTAATTTCCTCCGTTAGTTACTAGACTTTTTAAAGCCATATCAATTTGTTCAATAGAAATTAATCCACCTAATGCTTCAGCAATGTTTTGTTTCATTGAATCAAAATCTTGTTGCTCCATTGCTGTGATAGCTTCTTGTGTTATTGGCAGACCTTTAAACATTTTTTTCATTTCAGGGACAATGTTTTTATCAATATATTGCTGTTTGTCTGTGCTATCTAAATCAAAAAAGTCTGTATCACTGAAGAAAATACCGTCATCAAAACCACTTGCAACTTTATCTCTTAATGCGGCAATTTCTAATTCATTAGTTTCAAGAAAATCTTTTAATGACGTTTGTAAATTAGTAACACCTGTTTCTTCATAAAGTTTTTGTTTTACTAGTCTTTCTCTTTCTTGTTCCAATATTTCTAATTCGTATTCAGGCATAGATTTCATAACAGGGTTTACACCAAAATCAGTGCTATAATATTTAATAACAGTATCCCCTAATTTTTGTAAAAATGCGTCTCTATCTGGGTCTGTAATTGTACCGTTTTTAGAAGTGTCCCAATTATTTTCAAAATTAAATATTTCTCTTTTCATGTAGTTATGTGCATTCCTGATGGCTTGATTGCCATTATCTTTAAGCACTCCCATTTGATTTGTAAAATTGCCTTTAACAGCTTTTTCAATATAGCCAATACCGTTTTTATATATTGAATTAGTTTCGTGAATGTTTCCTCTGTTCTTGTTAAAATCTTTTTCCCATTTGTCAAACAACACTAAAGTTGAAGATAAAAGTTTGGGGTCTAAATTTAATTGATTTATAGCGTCAGCTATCTCTTCTTGATTTTCATAAATACCGTCAAAAATATCAGATACTAATTGGTCATAAACAGCAGGGTCAGTGTCAATAAATCTATTATTATCTAACATGTTATCAAAATTTTGTAAAAATGCAGGTACACCTAATTTTTCAAATTCATCTCTAATTTCCATTAATTCAGAATAGTTTTTATCTCTCATAGGCATGTCTGCACCTTTCATATCAGCAGTAGAACTTTCTACTTGTACTTTTTCAAATACAGAGGCATACAAACCTTTAACATTCTCTTTTTCTTGATATGTTGCTTCTTGTCTATCGTTAATAACTAATGCTCTTCGTTTTTTTTCTAATGCTTCTCTAATAGCTAAAACTTCTTTTGATTTTCTCGATAAAAGAGTGCCAATAGCTGTTCCATTTTTTGTATAACCTAAATTAGTGTTTAATAAAATGTCAGCTCTATCTAAATCTGCTTCTGTTTTAGCACTCGATATAATATCTATGGCACTTCTTTTAACAACAGATAAAGTTTCTGCATTTGTATATAGTAATGTTGACATTGTGCCGTCTCTTGAGGGCATCTCTATTTGTAAACTTTCTAAAAAATCTGGTAAATCTTTTTTTAATGTGTCTATAGGAATGTCAGACAATAAACCTGTACCTTCCATAACTTTTTTTTCAGAGTTCCATTCACCTCTAGCGTCTGCATCTGCAATGGCATCTTTAGATTTAAATTTATTAAAATGTGTAGTGAAACCTAATAAAGTAGCACTATCCATTGCTTTTGTATCTGGCATATATTGCTTATAAAACATGTCAAGATTTGTACTTTCATCTCTAATATCATACTGGTTATCTTTTTTGCCTTGTATAATAGCTGTAATTACTTCATGTGCTTTAACTTTTCCTGCATGATAATTTGTAGTAGCATCAATGTATTTACCAGTTAACTCTGGGTGGTCTCCTTTAATAATCTCTGCTTGTATAGTTTCAAAAGATTTACCTGTTGCATACATCTCGTCTATCTTTGCAATAGCCGTATCTTTTTTTCTATCAATTCTTAATTCCTCTGCTTTACCAATTTTGTAACCTGCGTTAGTTAAAGATTTAGCTAAACCATCTACACTACTGCCTGATGATACGTACCCTGCACTACCTGCACCATAGTATTTGTTAGTGCCTTGTCTTTTATATTCAGCCATTAATTATCCTTTTTTGGGTCTGCGTTAGTTTGACTTCGTTGATAACCATCATAAGATGAACTAGCTATGTCTAGCATTAGCCCTGCTCTTGATGGTTCTGTAGGTGGTTTTAAACTGTTATAAGTTTTTGTCATGTTAGCGTATGCTTCTGTTTTCTGATTAGAAAATAATTGCATATCTTTATCATAACCACTTGTAATTTCATTCCAGTCTTCATCATATAACGCACCAATAGATTGAACTATTTTTGTATTGTTTGCGTTACCTAAATTTATTTTTTGTGCAATCTCTCCATCTCTTGTTGCTTTAGTTTTAAGTTCAGCTTTTGCTTTTTCCATGTCAGCATTAACTTTCTCTTGGTCAATTTTGTTAAGGTCGTGTAAATATCCTCTATCGGCATTTCGTCTTGTAGTTTCTTGGTCTCTTCTAATAGCTTTGTTGTCAGCCTTTTTTTGTTGATA